TTATTTAAAATGATAGTACAAAAAGGGTCATTTAAGTTTAATAAAGTAAAAGTAAAATCTAGGGCTATGAAAAATGAGTTACCTAGATGGATTAGTATAACTGCTAAGAACTGGTTTTTAAAAGGATTTAGAACAGGTGGAGGTCAGACAGATTCAAGTACAGGGGGATGGGCTGCAAGAAAAAAGGCAAATCAAGGCAAATCAAGAGGAATATTAATACAAAGTGGAAATCTATTAAACAGCATTAAAGTTATACAGTCAACATTTACTAGAATAGTTATTGGAAGTACTGGATTAAAATATGCAAGGCGACATAATGAAGGTTTACAAGGGATGCCAAAGCGTGAATTTATAGGAAAATCAACAGTACTTGAAGGGAGAATAAGGACAAAGATAAAGCAAAAAATGAATTTAATATTTAGATAATGGGAGTAATAGCAAATGTATATAATGGTGTTAAAACACAACTTTCGACAATTTCAAGTGTTAAAACTGTTGAATTGTTTAATTCACAATATAATAATGAAATAAGAGAAAGAGTTACAAGATACCCAGCAACATTAATTGAGTTTCAAGAAGTTGTTTGGGCTATGTCCTCACACAGAGCTGGTCGCAACGTACGTAAAACTGTTGACATAGGCAATTTAACACACCAACAAAAGGGTAAAATGATATTAGTTATACATATTGTTTATCAGACCTTAAAAACCGAAACAGACAGCTTTACAGAAATTGATGCAATAGTTACAGATGTATATCGAGCTTTGGCAAATCTTGAAATTACTGATTGCACAGGATTACAAAGGGCAAGTGATGAACAAGACGCTGACCATGATGGAGTAGTTGTGTGGAAAACTACATTTACATTAGATGTTGAGGAGAAAGCATGGAATGACACTAATATAGTTGATGCAAATATAGAATCAGAAACACCTATTACATTAACTATAAATCAAACATTAGACATAGATAATAATTCAATAAGGACAGGCGATGGCGAATAAGATAAGAGAAGAACTATTATTAGAAGTAAAGAAACTTCATAAACTATCAGATGATTTTATAGCTTTGGCTGTTAATGATTTTATGATAAACGACCATACAGTAAAAAAATATCTTTGTAGGTATCATTATTTGAGAAGAAAAAAGGAGATACATAGAAAAGGATATGAAGGGAAAAACAATAAGCTATGTACAACTATTGTAAGGGATTTATCAGTAAAGTATAGAATATCTGAGCAAACAGTCTGGAACTACTTAAGGGATTAGATTATTTCGTATAAATATCCATTTTTTCTGAATATTTCTCCTTTAGAAAATGTTTTTGACTTATCGAAAGTTAATTCATAATCATATAATGGTGTTATAAAACATAGCTACCACCATAAAATAAAGCATATAGCAGCAGTCATCCAACCAGAACATAACCCAAGTATCCATAACCATTTTTGGCTACGTTTTATAACACCAAATAAAAACAATACTTGCATTCTTGCTTCGTCAGGTGTTATTTTTCCATTTTTAACTTTTTCAAATATTATATCAATTTTTTCCATAGTCGTACTGTTTTTATTTGCGTGTTAGCTGTAACCGTAAAAAGCAGCTACTCACATTCAGGATTAAGTGATACATCATTGGTTAGTACCATTACAGCGTGAACCATATCCATCATACACTTAAATGTATTGTCTTGGCTTCCTGCACATGGTATTGCCAATGTTTCAATATCAATAGCATCTTTACGAGCCTTTAATTTAAAAGCGTGGTTATATATTCTTGATGTCCCTTTAATTGGCAGCCAATCACGCTGGCACACATTGTTTGTGCCTCCAGAATAATCACCTTCCAATAAAAGTTTATCTTCCAAAATTCCTACAATTTTTAAAGGTTCTTTATGTTCATAAACACTTCTATGATAAACTGTTTGTCCAATTTGAAAAGAACGGCAACAGCTAACAACAGGTAAGTTTAATACTTCCTTTATCTCTCGTATCAAACTTGTGGTGGATGTTAATGGTACATTTTTGTTTCTTCCATCTATATGTTCAAACTGTGCAACACATGTTTCTAATAATTCTTTTTTTGTTCTGTTCATCGTATTAATTTTTGTGGTTAATAATTCGTACTAAACTTACCTAAACCGTTATTATTTCCCAATCACGTTTATTTTTAATAAATATACCTATTTCTTTTTCAGTATAAACTTTGTTTTGCTCAAAGTCAAAATAACCGTTCACTTTACATCTGTATTTTTTCATTTCTTTAATCGCTTACAACATCAACAATAATATCAATATATTTATATTTGCTTCTAAATTTATGATATATATTTATTTCTTTTATATATATATTTAATTCAGGAAAATCATTATTTATTTTAGGCATAATAACATTTTTAGTATTTGATAGTGATTTTTCTATTTCTTCTTTATTCAATATTCTATATACTATTCCTGATGCTCCTTCACGTTCAACATCTTTAAAATCTTTAGTATGATAATACGTTATTGACTTATATTTTTTTGTGTAGTTTATTTTTCTCATTAGTTCTTGCATAATTTGTTAGCAAACTTAAAATCAAATCCTTTTTTATATCCTTCTTTCTTACCCATATTGTGTATCCTTTCAATAAATCTAATTATCTCAAAATTAGTATTTAAGAATTTAGAATGATTGTCAGGGTCGGTATTTGATATTTCAGTTAGTATATTTAATAATGTATCTAACTCTTTTTCTGGATCAAGTTTATTCATAATTATTTATTTTATAATAACAAACATACAAAGAATAATCATTACTGCAAAGAATTAGAGTATAAATATGATTTTGTAATTAATGTTTGTTTATTAATTATTTTTGTATATAGATTTAATATATGAAACATGGATTATAAGTTTATAAACAAAATCGACACCGAGAAAAAAGAAGCTGAAATGTTGCTTTATGGGGACGTTGGAGAAGAAATAGACGGCAATTACATAGCAAAAGAAATTCAATATCTTGAAGAACAAGGAATAACAAAGATAACTCAGAGGATAAATTCTGGAGGGGGGTCTGTTATTAACGGTCTTTCAGTTGTTTCTGCTAATCTAAACGCAAAAGCAAAGATACATACTATAAATGATGGTATTTGTGCATCAATGGCAGGTATTATATTAATGACAGGCGACAAAGTATCAATGGCTGACTACTCTTTGTTAATGATACACGAACCAAGTTTAGGATGGGAAAGAATAGATACAACAACAGACGACAAAGTAAAGCGTGGTTTAATTGCTATTCGTGACCAACTAAGTAAGATTATTCAAAACCGTAGCGGGAAAGCAAAAGATGATGTTGATGCTATAATGAATAAAGAGAGTTGGTACACAGCAGTAGAAGCACAAACAAATGGCTTTATAGATAATATAATTGAATACGCAAAAAAACCAAATATAAATAATACAATGTCAATAGATGATATACTAATGGCAGTTAATCAATTTAAAGGATTTACTAATAATAAAAACAATTTTAAAATGGAAAAATTAATTAATCACTTTAATCTTGAAGCAGAAGCTAGTATAGAAGATGTATTGGCAAAAGTTCAAGAAATTGAAGCACAAAAAGAAGAAATCGTTAATAAATTAGAAATAGCAGAATCAACAATTGAAGAAAAAGAGAATGCTATTAATGAGTTAAGCGAAAAAGTCGAAGTTCTTGAAACCGAAAAAGTAGAACTGACTGAAAATGCAACAGAAAAAGAAACAATCTTAAAAGAGGTTAACGATGAGTTAATTACTTACAAAGAAAAAGAAGTATCTAATTATGTTGAACAATGTATTGCAAATGGGCTTTTCAAAGACACCGACAAAGTAGAACTAATAGAAGAAGCAAAAGAAGATTTTGCAGCATTCAAAAAGTTGGTTAATAAAATGAAAATACCGCATGTTAATATATTAGGTCAATTAAAAGATGTCGAAGAAGATGAAAGGGCAGATTGGACTCACGAAGATTGGCAAAAGAATGACCCTAAAGGATTATCTGAAATGAAAGCCAGTAACCCTGATAAGGAAAAAGAATTATACGATAAATGTTATATTAACGCTAAAAAATAAATAATATGTCAACAATAAGAAGCCCATTTGGCACTTCGGACAGTCAAGCTCCTGCTTATGCAGCGACTATTGCAGTTTCGATAGCAAATGATAAAACAATAATCACACCTGCAACCCTAACAGGTAATGCTACTATCAATGCAACTATTGACAGCGAAGTAGTGGCTGGTGCTGAAATTATACTAATAGCAACTGCTGATGGCTCTGAAAGAACAATAGATTTAGGAACTGGATTTAATTCATCTACTCCTGATTTAGTGATTCCAGCAACAACTACAATGACAGCGACTTATGTCTATTCTGGAACAGAGTATGTTGAAAAATCAGAACCAACAGGTATAGATGCAGTAGCAGTAGCAACGGCAACAACTCACGTTACAAGTAATGGTTCAGACCACTCTATTGTTGGAACAAACACAACTGCAATAGGCAATATAACAGATGGAACAACAGCTTTCACAGGTACAGTTGCAACAACTGTAAATAATGGAGCAGTAGGAGCAGGAACAGTAACAGCAGTAGAATGCGGAACAGGTTATCATCACATCACAGTTTTAACACTAACAGATTTTGTAGTTGGTGCTTTAGCAGGTGCAGGAGCAGCTCTGGCAATGGGAAATCTCTTATATGAATTTCCAGCAGGTGGACAATTCCTTTACACAGCAGGTGGATTTGACCAAATAGTATTGACAGCAGCAGGAACAGCCGTTAATGCCGATTTAGGTTTAGGATCTTTGATAGGAAGTACTGCTCAGGCAACATTAGATGCCGTAAATGCAACATGTGAAGATTACCTTACAGGACAAACCGTTGCAACAGCAGCAGGTGGTGGCTTGGCAGATGATATTCTATTAACAGCAACCGCAGGAGCGTTAACAGGAATTAGTTTAAATGGTGTAGGTGCAGAAAAGAGTCTGTTTTTAAATGCAGCAGGAACTTGGAATGCTGACAACACTGGTAACTTAACCGCAAGTGGAACAATTGTTCTAATTTGGGACACAATATCTTAATATTAATTTTAAAAACAAAATAAAATGGCAATTCAAAAAGAGATATGGATTCAGGACATAGAAAAAGCGATTTTTCCAGCGAGTTCATTTGTAAGACGTTCAGTCAATCATGATGAGTACGTAAGTAATAAAACTGTTCATATTCCACAAGCTGGAACAATAGCAGATGTAGAAAAAGACAGAGCTGTATTACCGGCAACCGTAACACAAAGAACAGATACTGACAGAACTTATAATTTACATGAGTACACAACTGGCACAATGTTAATAACTGACTTAGAAGAAATGCAAGTTAATTATAACAAAAGAAATGATGTTTTATCACAACATTCCGAAAAATTAATGAAAAGAATTGGTGATGAAACTGCTGTTGCTTGGGCTGGAGCTGGTTTAATTTCTGCTGGCGGTCAAATTAGATTAACAACAGGAACAGCAACTGCTAATATTGCG